AAAAAGAAAGAAAAGGAAAGGAAAGAAAAGGAAAGCGAAATAGAGATTCCTGAAATTCAAAAACCTAAAAAGAAAAAACCGGAAACGAATATAATTAACACCGGATTATTTACTGGCGACAAAACAACCGACTTAGAAGAACTTCCAACTTCTGACGCGGCAAGAAATGTCTTAACGCTTATGAACACCGTGTTATTTACTCGATTCGGTGCGACAGAAAAAAACCTAAGATTTGTGAACGGTCGCTTAAGCGAAGGTTTCAAGCTTGAAGATTTCAAAAAAGTCTTTGAAGTTAAGCGAAACGAATGGGATGGCACCGATATGGCCAAATATCTGCGCCCTAGCACGCTTTTGGGTACGAAGTTTGATGAATACCTATCCCAAGCCGAAAACGCTTTAAAACCGAAGCTAGACCCCTTAGACGAGTTCTTCCAAAAATACGCACCAAGCACTGAGATGGGGGCATAATGACGCTATACTTCACAAAAGAAGAACAGGATTCTTTCTCCGCTGCGTTAAAAGAAGTCCACTTTAAAAGTAAGCTCGGATTTATTAATTCAACTAATGGATTTCGGCGCGGCAACATGCACCTTTTTATCGCTGGATCAGGGCAAGGTAAATCAACCCTCGTTAGAACCATTCTGAGAGATCTTGTTTTTGATAAAGAAAACAATCCTATTATTTGTGTTTGGTTATCAGAAGAAACGATTCAAGAATATCGATCAATGTTTTCCGCAGGCGTACCAAGCGATGAGAAACTTCTCTGCACCAACGCACAATCGGAACAGGATAAGCAAGACATTAACGAAATATATTTCTTTGAATGGATTGACATGCTTCGCCCTGACGTTTTGATTTATGACAATATTACTACAAGCAAATTTTACGAAGGCCATACACCTAAAGACCAGGCGCGATTTGCTTCTAAGTTAAAACATGCGCTCAAAAAGAATAATTGTGTTGGCGTTATTATGGCCCACGCTGACTCACAACAATCAAATCAAAAAGGCGGCTTACTTGACATGAACAATATTCGAGGCGCGAAAACTATTGTTAACCTTACCGAGTTTGCTTACATGTTCCAAACCTTTAAAGCTGACAAGCGTGTTCATTCAATCCTTAGGATAGCAAAAAGCCGATCTCAGGAAATTGTGCATGATACTTATTTGCTTAATTATAACCCATTAACTAAGTCTTACCCTACTGATACAGCCATTCCATTTTCTCAATTTAAAGAGGCTTATGAAAAAAGAAACAAGCTCTAAATATCAACAATGGCATAGCGATATCGGAAACGATGAAAACGAATGGGAGAATTTTGTGAAAGATTTCTACAAAGAAGAATGGGACAAAATAGATGGCAATGAAAAGGCGGTTTGTATGACGTACGAAACACAATTAAAAAAACCAGAAATGCCAAGTGCGAAACTAATAAAAGTAATTAATGAGATACAAGGCAAGTATCCAGATTTGTGTATTAGTTATTCGCCGAAAAAGAAAGAGGCCATCAAACCCATTAATTTTATGACTCAAGATTTCTCAGGCCTTTTACCAAGCGAGACAAAATGAATGAATTAGATTTCCCTGATTATAATTTAAACTTTATCGAGCGCGAGACTGGCAAAGTTTTTAAGGGTAAGCGATTAACCAACGACCAGTACGGAATCTTAATTGATCCTACTATCGGACTTAAAGAATATTTCTCGGGTTTCAAATTTAAGAAACGTTTTAAAAGTGCTGTAAGTAATCGCAGGTTTTACAACTCCTCGGTAAGTAAATGTAAAACTATTTATCATTTTCAATAAGAAAAAACCTTACTCTTCTTGATATGTAAAAAACATTTTCAAGGATTAAAGAATGATTAAACTCGAAGACTTTAATTTGATTTACCTAAGGAAAGAAGACAGTAGAAAGTATCTGGTTAGACATGTAACCAAATATGACTCAGTTATTATTGATTCTGTAACTGGCGATGTTTTTAGAGTGACATGGTATTTTTTAACCAAGCTTTACAAAAGAGACAAGGTCTCAAATAAGCGAAATAAAAAACGACCACGGTTTATAAACTTTGGTCGAAAAAGATGCGCGTAAAAAAAGTCGTAACCACTTTAACGAGTGCAGGAAAAATATGTAGATCCAGCTTGCGACGGCTGGATCATTTTAAGGGATTTATGCTAAAGCGCCTCGAAGATAACTTTGTTTTAATTTACTGCTTTATTTTATTCAATTTGGCGTTTTTGTTTCTTGGTTCAGAAATATCAACCATACAGCATGATGCGGAATTAAGACAAGCGCAACATACAGTTGAAAAATGCCAAGTGTTAATAACTCGAGGAGAAATGTACAAATGAAAGTCCTAATTTCTTGCGAATATTCAGGAACCGTAAGGGACGAATTTATTAAACTCGGTCATGACGCTATTTCTTGTGACTTGTTGCCATCGGATAAACCTGGTCCGCATTATCAGGGAGACGTTTTTGATATTATTAATCAAGGATATGATCTCATGATCGCTCACCCTCCTTGCACTTACTTAGCTAATTCGGGAGTAGCTTGGCTACATAAAGACATTAAACGTTGGCCCATGCTTTTTGAGGGTGCCGAGTTTTTTAAAAAGCTGCTTAACGCAAACATTCCAAAAATAGCGATTGAGAACCCGATCATGCACAAATACGCCAGATCAATTATCGGAGTCGATAAAAATCAAATCGTCCAACCCTGGCAGTTTGGACACGCTGAAAGTAAGGCTACTTGCTTCTGGTTAAAAGGGCTTAAACCATTAATGGAAACTAATAATGTGAAAGAAGAGTTTTTGAAAAGAGACAAGAGGGATGCTCAAAGGCTTCACTATCTTCCCCCTAGTCCTGATCGATGGAAGCTTAGATCAACAACGTTTCAAGGTATTGCCGAAGCTATGGCGCAACAATGGGGTATGTATGAGATTTGAAATTTTTATTAATGATCCAATAATTCATAAAGCTGCGAATATTGTCGAAACACATTACAAGGATCAGGCTTTTTTAAATATCTTATGCGGAGTTGAGAGGTTTAATTTTACTTACCATTCAGGCGTTCATGTTGCTGCCAATATAGCATCCTCAGAATTAAAAATACAGATTAAGCCTTATACATCTTTGTCTCCCTGGTCCAAGGTAATTGGCTATGCCACAGATAACACAATCTACATCAACACAAGAAAGCTTGATCTGCCTCTAAAAGATAGAATCGAGAACATCAGGCATGAGATTTTTCATCTACAAGACTACTCACACAAGGGGAATAGAGTCACTGAGTTTAACTTGAGGACTGTGCCGTACTTGGGCGCGAGTTTGTTTGTTAAGTATTTAAAATCGATTGGAGTAATAGAATAACGAACTAATCAAAACAACGAACTTCCTGGTAATCCCAGACAGTTCAAATAACAAAGGGAAATGTATGGTTACACGCTGGATTAATGAAAAAAAGTACAAGAACAAAGAATTTAAAGGTTCTTATGAGCGCAAAAAAAATGGGCAGCGTATTTTTAACCTTGCCTTTAAAGACATTGAAATAAGCTTTGAGGGATACGGACAAGCGAAAAAGCTTGGCTGGATTTTAATTAAAAAATAAAAAAAGCCCGTGAGTATTTTGAGAGTAAATAAATAACGCACTAACTAAACAAGTTAACGAAATATTATTAACGGAATAAAGCGCGACATTACGCGCAAGGCTATTGCTTTGTTAAAATGGAAAGTATTAAATTCAATGCCAATATCAAAACTTTGCAAAGGTGCAATTTTGTCGGCGCGTATTTATGCAGACGTTAAAGGCAATAAGTGTAAGTGCGGAGGCTCTTTCTCTAAGCGCGAGCCTTACGGTAAAGATGGTTTAATCATTCTGCCAATATGCTCTCTTTGTGGTGAAGATCCTATTCTTTATGTAATCGATGCGACCGCTAAAGACGAAAATGGCGGTAAGGTTCAAGTCAGAATTAGAAACACGAAAGATAGCGAGCGGTTAGAATCAAGGGAAAACGTTTCCTATATTATTAAAGTTATTCAGCGCGAAATCTTGGAAGGGACTTTTAATATTCGGCATTACGACTCTGAAAAATCAAAAGAATCATTCATTTTTAAAAACTACGTCATTGAATATATCGCTCACCATGAAAGACGCTTGAAACGCGGAGACATTACGCCGAAAGGATTAATGGATAAAAAGGGATTGATTAAAAGAGAACTTCTTCCTTATTTTGGCAAAATGGAACTATTTAGAATTAACGCCGCGACTATTCGCAAGTTTCAAGAAAGCTATACGGATAAGTTCAGGACTAGAGATTTAGCACTTGGGGAGCTTAAAGCATTGCTCAATCAAGCACAAAGGGACGAGCTTTTAAAGTCAGTTCCAAAATTTGAGCCAATCCCAAGATCAAAACAGCGCGATGAAATCATTCCTTTCGCTCTTGCCATAAAAACCGTCGAGACAATCACGAAGAAAATCTTTAGAGACATGTATACCATCATGCTTGAATATCCGATCAGGCCCGGAGAACTTCGCGCTTTAACGTGGAAAAATGTTAATTTTACGACTGGCGAATTTACTATCAACCAACACTTCTCGGATAATGTTTTGATCGACGGAAGAAAATCAATTAAAAAAGGCAAAAAGCAAGCCTCTTTAAAGTTTAGTATCTCAAAAGAAGCGCGAGAAATCTTTTTAAGATATAGGACCGCCGACATTGTTTCACTAAGTTCTTTTGTGTTCTTGTCTAATCAAGGGAATGTCGTTTCAGGGGATTCATTATGGGAATCTTGGAAAGTGGCAAGGGACAAGCTCGGTCATAAATATGCGCCTTATGAGTGTCGCCACGCCGCCGCCTCCGCTCTTTATGTTAAGACTGGCCACGACATACTTAGAACCAAAGAAGTGGGCGGTTGGACTAATACAAGCACGCTCGAAATCTATGCCAGAGATCAGTCAGACAATTCGGACCTGTTTCAATAACATCGCTCCCCAGAAGTTGACATTCACGTTTTCGCGACTCTAAGTTTTAATTACCTATGATTAAAATTAATTTAATGAAAGGCGATTGCCTTGCCTTGATAAAAACGGTTCCAGATCTTTCCATTGACTCTGTTGTTACCGACCCTCCTTACGGCATGGACTATCAGAGCGCCTGGCGCTCTGAGGAAAAACGATTTAAAAAGATTGCGAACGATAAAAAGCCTTTTATTTGGTTTTTACATGACGCCTTTAGGGTTTTAAAGGATGGCGGATCTTTGATTTGTTTTAGTGATTGGAAAAATCAAGAAGCTTGGAAGCAGGCTATTGAGTGGGCCGGATTTACCGTTAAATCTCAAGTGATTTGGAATCGTGAGCATCATGGAATGGGCGACCTTGCCGGATCATTTGCACCTATGCATGACATTATCTGGTTTGCGGTTAAAGGTAATTATAAGCTTCCCGGTAAAAGGCCCAAGTCGGTAATATCTTCTAAGCGGATCGGTGGCGACAAACTCGTGCATCCAAACGAGAAACCAATTGACCTCATGGAAGAGTTGATTAAGTCCGTAACACCAGAAAACGGCTCTGTCCTTGACCCTTTTTTAGGTTCCGGCGCGACCGGAATAGCTGCAGTAAAAAACGGCTTCAGCTTTACCGGATTTGAGAAAAGTGAAGAGTATTTTGAACTTGCCAAGAATCGTATCGAAAAGGCTTAGTCGTGTACTTTCCGTGTACCTATTTTAAGCCGTTTTTGGCGAAAAAAAGAAGTTAACTTGCTGAATTTATTATTATTTAATGGTGCCCAGAACTGGACTTGAACTAGAACGCCAGTCTTTTAAGTGGTTAAAAAAACACGTAAATAGAGGCTGAATTTCTGAAGTCGTGTGCTTGTCGTGTATTTCTGACTGTAAAAATATAGAATTTATTCGAACTTTATACGGTAAAAATATAGAATATATCCTCGCCAATAAGTTACATATCCCGTCACTTACCGTCTTGATCTTGGTCTTTATCAACCACTTTTAAGCGGTCACGGTTCATGTGGATAAAGCGATCATAACAAAGCCTTGCCTGGTAATCGTTAACCCTCGCCTCTTTCAGGTCATACCAAAAAACCGCTTTGGCCTCATTGATTCTGTCTTGCATTAAGTAGTTTTTTCTTAATTCCTCGTCGCCACAATCAAGCCATCTATTAAGATAAATGACTTGCGCGGTCATAATACCTTTTTCATATCTTCGCAAAAAGCTGTTAGTAACTGGCAGTACATTTCATTTTCTGACTCGCTTAATCTTTGATCCATTCCGGCGATGATAAGCATGGCATGGCAAGCCTCGTGAATAAGTGTTTGGCGCTTGGAAACATCGCTTTGAGTGCTTTCAATGTAAATCGTGAGCTTATTATAGTCGCATAATCCAAGGATCATTTGCCCTTGATAAGAGATATTCTTTTTACAGATTACTTTGAATTTTCGACCTAGAACAATGATTGACCTTGGGAAAGCTCGCTTTTTCATGTTGCCACTCCTTAAAGGTGAATTGTTCTCGCGCCCCACTGGTCAACCCAGCCGAAACCTAGTTGAAAATTTGCAAGCTTTGACGAGGTATAACTTAAAGGCTTTGACTCAACATCACCCAGAAAGCCGCAAGACATTTCAAAAATTGATTGCCCATGTATACGCCGATGCATGACGTATAACTTATGGTCATGCCCATGAATGACATTTTTAAGGTAATAATCTTTATGAGTGCCAGAGCCTAAAAAACCATGAGTGAATAATATTCCATCGATCTCAAGTTCTTGGCGAGTATCAAAAATTGTCTCAACGCCTTCAAAGCTAAAAAGCTGTTTAAAATAGGCTTCAATCCAATGCTCAGCAATTGGCAGGACTTCCAGGGTTCGCTTTAAAATCCTTACGTCATGATTACCCATTAACTGATAACATTTGGCGCCTGGGCACCCTTTAATGAGTTGTTGCCATGCTTTTGTGGCCATCTCAATCCCTAGCCGTTCCTCTTCTTTGGGCGTGAAAATATTCTGTGATCTTGGAAATTTGGAAGCGGCGTAACAATCGAGCAAGTCACCAACCTGGATGATGTAATTCGGTTGATGCTCGATAGCGAAATCAATCATCTTTTGTTCGGCTTCTTTGTTTACAAAAGGATAGTGTGAATCGGGCCAGCATAATATCTTCGAAAATTTGTTTTGTTTGTTTAGTGTTCGCGGTTCGTATTCTTCTATATGCCGATCAATGTCTTTATGAAAAATTTCATTAGTGATTTTTTCGCTCTTTCTCATTTTCATTGAGTCGGCTTTTGAGTGCGCTTCAAGCCCGGCCATAGAAAGGATATTTAAGTAACCGTGTCTGTCCATTTTGTGCTGTGAAATAATTCCAGAAGACTGTATTTCAAGCCTTAAAGGCGTTCGCCCAAGCTCGTTCGAAAGAGACTTAACTTTTTGAACAATTTCATTAAGCTCGTTCATTTTTTTCCTTAGATTAATTCAACATGGGGCCAATCTTTAAATTTAAAGTCTCGCCCTAGTCTAATTTTTAAACCTTGGTCTTCGGCTATGGCCTCAATCGCGAGAATCATAATCTCAAAAGCTTTAAGATCAACCCATGAAATCGTTTTAGGGCTTCGGTCGGGGTCGGGAACTAGGTCAACCGCCAGTGAGGGAAAAAGGTTGTGTTTCGAATTTGGATATTCCAGTTTTGAATGATTACTTTTAAACGCTGCATTTTGGTCTTCCTTGTTTCGATGGCCACAAATAACGTGAACGGGGTAAATCTCATCCACTCGCATAATTAATTTTATAAGCCGTGGGTCGCACTGTTTAAGTTTATCTAGGCTTGCGGTGTTCATTCTCTAACCTTTTTAAAATTAGCTCCCACATCTTTTTTTCTTTCTCAGTCTTCGCGTTAAAAATATTCTGTTTGATAGTTTCAAGTGAAGGCTTTTTAACTTTCAAGGCATGACCCTTTTCGTTAATCCGAAATCGTTATCCTTAAAAAATCTCATCATTTCTGAATCATTGAACTTAAAAGAAACTTTTTTGTGTCGCCATTTGAAACAAATAACAAACTTTGTTTCGCACTCGCGCCATGAGTAATAGACGCCAGACAAATCTTTTTCGATTGGAAAGAAGGCCTTATTATGAGCGAAAGGAATATCAGGCCCAATATGAACCAGTGAAACGCCGTCACTTTTTGCCAGAGTATTGGACAAAGTTTTTTGCGATTGTGGTAATGTCGAGCAAGCACTTATCCAGAGTAAGCTGAGAACGCTCATCTTCATGAAGTGAAAGTTCGGCATAATACTCCTTTTCAAGCTTGATAATTTTATCCATGTATTTAGTCGCCTCCTTAGCGTTCCAAAGCTTTAAACCCTCTTTAAGAACGCCAAGGATAAGACTTAAATCCACTACTTAATTTCTTCTTTGATTTCTTTGAAAGCGTCGTAAGCTTTTTTTACGAGCGCAATGCCTTCCATTATGTCGATGTCTTTAATTTCTTCGGCAAGATTTGGCTTTGAGGCCACGAAAGAAACGAGTTCTTTGATATTTTCAAACGCCGCTGGAAGTGAAATAAGATCGGATTCGTTCACGCCGTCTTTGGCGATTTCAAGACCTAGTAAAATGTTTTTTGATGCAAGCTCAATGACTTTTGATAAATCGCTTATCCCTTGCTCGGCTTTTGATTCTGACATATTGACCCCTTAAAATTAAAGAAATGGTTTCTTCAATAAAAAGGGAATCCTGAAGTGAGTCTTGTCAATCTATAGCTTAAAGATTGTATTGATTGTTTAGTCTTATAATTGCTATCTGCATAAACTTTTCTAGTCGGTCGTACGCCTGTTTTTTTAATGTTGGCGAGCAATCATTATAGAAATTGTCATTTATGGAAATGAAGTCGTTCAGCCTAAATCTAAACTTTATGCCATCAATAAAGACTTCAAAGTCATCCAATTGCCCCACGGGCGTATTGGATAAAGAATTTAAGGCCTGAGAGAAAGCCAAAGCCATCTTTTGTCTAAGATCAACGTTATTCTCTACAATTTCTTTGTACTTATTTTGTGCGATTGGTGTTGGCATAAAATTCCCTTTAAGCGAATAGTTGATTATTCATTGCTAATTTCATTAAACCCAGCCCTTGGTTGTAGTATTTAAGTTGGTCGGAATGGGACATACCAGAAATTTGTTCATCCGTTAGTGCCACTTTTACTTTTGAACCATCCCATAAAATGTCTTGATGGTTTGTGGAAGGGGCCCCGATAGAAGATAAAGATGCCTCTAAATCATTAAAAAAGTTTAAAATTCTATTTTGTCTTGTCCCTAGTTTTGCGTACTGAATATCTGTAAAACTTGACATATTAAACTCCTAAAATTTCTGTATTCGACTCAGTTGATAGTTCTGCACGATACTCATCTCCAGAAGATCTCAGTTCTTCTAGGATAGAAGATAGGGAAGATTCTTCCACATCTTCTTGAATTAAAATCCACGCATCATTTTCTAATTCCCATATTGTAATCATATTAATCATGCGCCTTTATCATTACATAACCAGCAGTAACACCAACACCAGCAGTTGATACTCGTGCTCTTACTGCTGCCGAGTTGATAGTTGTAACTGTTAATTGTACTGTGCTACTCGCAACAGCCGTAAGTGGTGATCCTATGGAATACCATGTCGATCCAAAATCTTCACTACCTTCAAGTTGTAAAACTGGTGGAGTAGCGGCTGCCCCAGTATTAATTACTAATTGCAAAGCGTTTCCACAGTCCCGAGTTAATAGTATTGGAGTAGTGGAATTTAGAGTGGTAAGTGAAATAGTTCTATCTATTAATTGTCTTACTGGCAAAGCAGGGTAGGAAGATTGAAGGCGGTTTATACTTCGAGTAAAAGAAGGAGTGGTTCCGCCCACGGTTTGAACATACCTTACTCTGTTCCCCATAAAAGGGATGTGGGGACTTCTGTAAATACCTGTTCCAGTAATTCTAGGAAAATCATAAACCTTGTACCAGTTTATTCCGGTATCGTCTGATTCTTCAATGGTCACGTCTAAAGTTGGCGAAGTACCAGAAACAACCGTAACCGGAATGTTTACTTGGTAAGAAATTCCAAATGACGGAATGAATGTTGCTGATGTGGTTGTGGTTATTAGTGCAGCACTTACAACATCTGCAAAAATTGTAGGAATTGCTAAGTTGGCCGATGTTATTGATGAGACAGTAGTAACTGTTCCCACGGAAGTCAGACTTCCCACCACAGTAGCGTTTAAGTTTGCAGCCGTAGCTTGAGAAATGTTTTGAATAGTTTGGGAAAATGAGTTTTGACTTAAACGAGTAAATGTTTGGACTGAACCACCCGTAAGAGTTGTTACAATGCGAAGTCTCAAGTATCTAAACTGAACGCTACCCGTCCACATCACTTTCGTAGCCGTTGCTGTAATTGCAGATACGCTGATTATTGGAACAGCTAATGCTTGGTTGTAGATCGGTACGGGCTCAAAGTTAACGTTATCGTTGGAACCTTCTACGATATATGTTCCAGCTGTTGCTGTACTTGCCACTTGGATACTAAATGATTTGTAGCCAGAACAATCCGTAGCCGATGGTCCTGATGTTGTAGAAAGAATATTGTTAACAATTGCAGTTTGGGCTGATTGTCCAGTGATAAAAAGATCAGACGCTGATATTGAAACAACTTGATCCGATGGCAAAACAACAGGGCTAGAACCGGACGATAGTTTTTGCCCGAGAGTTGGAGTTTTATTTGTTATACCAATTAAAGTTGCATCGACAGAAGTTGATATTGCATTTCCAGAAGTTTGAAGCGCGGACGTAGAAAAATCTTTTGCATTTAATGTGGTTAATTTTCCATCAACAGAAGTCAATGAAGCGTTGCCAGATGTCTGAAGTGCTGATATTGAGGCACCTGTTGGAAGTGGTAGTGATGTTGCGCTTACTGGTTGTGATGCAGGAAAATTATCAACTGAAACTGTACCAGCTACACCAACAGACCCGTTTACGGTAATAGGTCCAGATTGACTGCAATCAACGATTAGCTCATTGTTCACGTTCATGGCAGGGGCACTTAATACGCCGCCGTTTAATACTGCAATACTTAGAGATTGATTTTCAAATGGGCTTGGTAGGACTGAATTTAGCGTCCCTCCGTATGCGCTTGAAGCTAAGTGAACATTGGGTGAAGTTATTCCGCTCACAATATCAATCGAGCTTGATTCCTCTTGGTCGTAAATCACGCTAAGAATATCAGCATCAGACATTCCAGCGGCGCTACAATTGAAGTTAAGATTTAAAGTGTAAAAACCTATCGAACCAATGAACGAACCGCTGATAGGTGAGCTAGGCCCCCCTCCGGTTGAGTAAATCATGATTTGATTTATTGACACGTTAATGACTGCAAGCAATCTCTTGGGGTCAAAGTCTGGAAAATTATTTGAGAAATCAATTTGATTTGACCCGACTGAGAGAGAAAATTGATTTGTTGGCAGCATTATTTTCATATTTAAAACCTATCCAAAAATGAGGGCGTTTATTATTGTTCTAGTCACGGTTGCATAATCAACGTCCGCGATTGCTTGCGAGGTTGTTGAGCCGTCGCCTTTGATTAATCCGTTTATGTCGGTGCCCGTACTTGAAGCATAGACATAATTTGGCCCGTCGTTTCCGTCGATTCCATTTGTCCCATTCGTTCCATTTGTCCCGTTCGTTCCATTGATTCCATTTGTACCGTTTGTGCCATTTGTCCCATTGGTGCCATTCGCTCCATGAAGAGAAGCAAGCCAAGCGGACTCAGTGCCAACAAAACCATTTCCAACCGCGACTAAATAGGCCGAAATTCCATTCTCGCCGGTTGCTCCGGTTGCTCCGGTGTTTCCAATATCGCCTTTCGCTGCTAGTAAATCCCAGTAAGGTGAAGCGCCCGGAGCGTACCCCGAAGAGGTGTAAACGTTTCGATACCAGAGTTGGCCCTGATAAGTGACAATATCCCCAACGGTATAAATCAACCCACCGTTATACTCGCCGAGATAATTCCAAAGAGCGTTTGCGCCATTCGTTCCGTCGTCTCCGGCTTCGCCTTGAATCCCTTGGTCGCCAGTCTCGCCTTGGATTCCTTGAATACCTTGCGCCCCAGTGTTTCCAGTGTCACCCTTGACGCCTTGAATACCTTGCGCCCCTTGGCTTCCTGTAGCTCCCTGTAGACCGATTTCACCTTGGATACCTTGGATTCCTTGGATGCCTTGAATCCCCTGCGCTCCGGTCGCGCCCGTGGCGCCCGTTAATCCAATATTACCTTGAGGCCCTTGGATTCCCTGAATCCCTTGAACTCCTGAGGTCATGATTTCAATCGTTGTATTCTCGACAATCGTCGTCACCTCAACACTCGTTTGAGTCTCAACGACTTCGACATTGATTGGTGATTCGATTACCTCAATAATCATTTTGTTATCTCAGGATCAAAGATTAATGAGCCTTGTAAAATTCTTTTTTTGTTTGATCCGCTATTCATTTCAACGTCATAAAACAAGGGAAGCTTGACCGATGTTTTGCGCTTAGAGGAAACGGCGCTCGACATTATCATTTCCACTTGCCCGAGATTAGTGACTTGATTTTTTACGTTGAAAGTAAACTCAAGAAATGTTTCGGTCAATGAAGTGGCGCGAACTTGTCCCGTAAAAGTAAAGCCCGTCAAATTAATCGGAGCGCCTAGCTCGTCTTTAATTGTAAGTAAGCGAAAAAAGTCTTCGCCCTGTTTTATTTCAAGGTCTAATTTATTGCTCATTGAAAACCTTTTTAATTAAAACTTTTTTAAAAACTTTCCGGCTTTTTCCATTTGCTTAGATTCCCAACACGGTGAAGATTTAAATGATTCAGCTTTGCAGACTTCATAGTTTCTTGTTCCGTTATGGGCCGAAGTAACAAGAAAAACAAATAGGACTAAAAACATAAATTCTCCTTAACAAGGTTTAATCATCAAGCCTTTAGAAAAATAAACAATTGGTTCAATGGTTTTGTATGCTTCGTATGTCACAACTTCGTTCTGAGTGACGATAGTTTCACCCAATTCATTAACGCTTGATTCTTCTGTGATTGTTTTCACTTCGTTTTTTAGAATTAGGTTTTTGTTATAATCTAACTCGTAAAACTTGGGTGATTCATAAATTTCTACATAGAAATTAAGGTCAATTAAATCTTTATTTAGCCTTAAAGCTTTTGCAGTTGCCTCGATAAAAATATCGCCTTCTGAGTTAGCCCAAAAATCTTTTAAAATATTATCTAAAAATAAACAAAACATAAAAACCTCTTAAGAAATGACGTTATATTCTTGAACTATGATTCTAAAAGTACCAGTGCCAGAAATAACTGTACCAGTAGGCACCCATACTTGAGAAATTACGGTTTTTTGGTCGATAGCGGTTGCAAATGCTGCAAACGTAGTCGCAAAAGTTCCGGACGTTGTGATTATACCTTGCCCAGAAGTAGCTCCCCCTGCAGTTTGCACGTTAAAAGCGTCCACTACTGAACTTCCGAGGACATCGTTTTGAGTTCCTTGTAATGCTGTTACCCCACCGATCGTAAAAGTTGCTGAACCGATTAAATTAACAGTCAGTAGGGCGTACTTTCCTGCCGGAATAGTATAGGAAGCAGTTTTAACAGATACACTAGATGGGTTATTATTAAACGGAATGACAAAAGGTGCAGACATATTTATTCCCCGTAAACTGTGATTAAAAATTTACTCATAACGCCACTTGTAGGCATTTGAGTTATATCAAAGCGCAAAAGATTCCCAACAACCATGGATGTTTTTGTAGCATCAAACACTTGGTTTGTACTTTTTGCATAGTCAGCAATTGAGGCGTAAACAAGTGATGGTTTAGTAGTGAAAATTGTCGTGAATGATGTTGAATTTAAGTCAGTGGTTGATTTTTTTATGTCAACCTCAAACGTTCCAGTCAAAGAACCTTTTTCAAAAATCTGAACATAGGCGCTAGTTATTGTGAAGTTATCGTTCGATTCCCAATAGTACAAACCTGTTCCAGTTGAAAATTCTGAACCATTTAAAACAAAGAATTTAATGATAGGAATTTTTGAAGATGAAGATTCGATTGCATTTAGGCGAGTTTCCAAATCATCAAAATTATTTTTAACCTTGTCCCATAGTTCTTTTTTAATCGCTGAACCCACGGCGATGGCAAGGCTTGAAATTGAACTAAACGCCATGATTAACCTATTATGTTACACGCCAAAGCGTCTTCGCTTGCGGCGTCCGGTGTTAAAGTGTCATTGTCTACAATGTATCCAAAAAGGACTTTGTCATCATTTTTCGCAAGGGCGAAATCTTGGGCGGTATTTGGGCAAATTGCCGGAACTCGGTTAAAAATATTCCCAAGGTCGGAAATCGTGACCTCAACTTCGGTTTGGCTTTTCTTGATTCCGGTCACAATCCCAATTTTTCGGCGGTCATTCCCACCAAAACGCTTAAATAATCGGTCAAAATTGATAAAAATCTTGTCATTGACGGCGTTTAGATAGAAAAGCATTTTACCTTTAAGGGTGACGGTCGTTGAGGCAAGCGAGAAGAAAAGCGCCAGACGTTGAGCAATAATTTCGGCCTTATCGGATTCAAATAAATAGAGTGTTCTTTCTAAGGTATTTTTAAGCCCCACGTATTTATCCACAAAACCCGAGTTATAAGTCACGGTTTCAAAAGTATCTTGGCCGTTTTGCGTATCCGTAAACGGGCGATAAGAACAAATCACATTATTATAAATCTCGGTCTTTGACTGAGTGTCCCAAGAAAGAACGTCATCGTCTTTTAGGACTTTGGTTGTGTCGGGCTTTTCAGCATTGAGGATACTGTAGGAAATGCTTAGTGAACTATCCCCGTAAAGGCTTCCAAAGACACTTTCGTTTATGCGAGTAATGGAGTCACGAATGGAGGGCGCCTCGCTTCCAATCGTGTCAGGAATAACCAAGGAAACAACATAGTCGCAATCGGCCTTAGCTTTCTCAAAAGAGGGCGCATTGATTGACGAGAAGCCAGCGTCATTAACGACTAAGTGCTTAACTACGTCCGAAGGTGTTTTAAGCCACGCGCCCGAAGCGTCTTCAAAGCCGAGGCAATTGCACGTTATTAGTGAATCGTCTTGGATGTAATCAACCGCTTTAATAAGTGCGGTCGTGGTCGCCGTCGTTCCCGTGTAGTTTGATCTAAGGATTATACTTTGCTCTTTGACGTCAAGAATTTCGTGCCAAGTGTTCTCGCCTGAAATAATAGAGTTTTTTCTTATCCAATCGCGCGGCTTTAAGATCGAACGAAAATCAACCGTCGCAGTCGTTGAGAGTGTTGAGGTTGAACTTGTGAAAGTTATACTTACACCGGCAAGCTTTTCTTGCGTGATATTAAATTCGGCCAACGGTTCAAGTGTGATAATAGCTTCGGCGAGATTGATAAAAGTCCAATCCCTATTAAAAATAAGCTCACGATTACCGAAGAACACGTTTTGAATAGCGAGCTTTATGAATGTATCCCCTGCGCTTGGAGTGGGCGCAATGGCGTTTTGCGTGACAATTTCGCTTCCTGAGATCCTTCGCACCGTGACGAGGTCGCCGTTTATCTCGACTTGATCGCCGGCGAAAATGTCCTCAGTTGAGGCCACTATAAAACGGTTGTTGGCCTTGACGGTTGTGATTGTGGTCGTCGGTTGCCTTAAGGCGTGTCCGGCCACGTGCCATGACCTATTGTAAAAACGGTAAGGGATTTTTGGGTTGTTACGAATCGCCTGACTAATGATGTTTGTCTCGGCGACCTTATTCAAGACTAGTGCCGTATTACTAGAAATAGATTCCACTCCGAACTTGTAAACGACTGATTCTACTGTGAAAATTAATTCATCCCCAACGCTTACTTGGCTTAAGAATAAAGTGCCCACGCCTGCGAGTGTATTGGTTGCGATTAAGACCGTAGCCGTACCAGTAAGAGGAAATGATTCTAAAATATTACTTACTCCGGCGGTCTTGACTTGCTTTACTTGCCCGTAAATTCGGCGCTTAGGTGTATCAATTAATGAGTCTTGAATCGTCCCATCAAGGGCGGTGAAGACGCCGAGATTGACCTTGTCCCGAAGCTTAAAAACGAAATCCTTGACGTTAAACTTCACGCTAGAAATTCCGTAATCCTTGGAATCAATCACGCCCTCGAAGACTCTCCGCGCTTCCGTGACTGGCGTTTCAGTGAACCATGAATAGAACGAGACGGTTTTGTTTTCAAAAATAAACGTGTCAAAAATCTCATCAAAAAAACCGGTGTTAATAAAATCAATTGAGCTTGATGACTCTAAGACCACGCCCGTCGATTCCGAGTCAAGTTGTTGGCCCACGCTTCCGATGCTTGTCAAATAAGGAAGCCACTCGACGACCTCGCCACTAGCTAAATCATAAGGAAGATTTAAGGGGGCGTTAGAAAAGAAAAGCTTATAGGTGAAACTCATTTCAAGCGTCTTAGGATTAACCCCACCAACGCAAAACAAGTAAATGGTTTTATTTTTTATGTCATGGTAATAAGTTCCGGACACGACCGCGCCAAGGCTTGAGACTTTTGTCATTGCTTGGCCTGAGACTTTAACGGATTCCACGAAATGATTGACGGAACGCTTATAGATTGAGCCAGAGTGAAGCGTGAAAAGTTTAACTAAATGCTCGGCTTGACACGTTACCAGAGTGACCTTTTCACTTCTCGTTAATAGCGCCGCCTCTTCAAATGTCACTTTTTACGTTCCATTAAAATCGCCTCTATGTTTCGAGTGCGAATTGTGATTTCTTTAACGTTCTCGGAAATGGACTCAACGCGAACCTCAGTCGGCTTCACTACGGTGTATGCTCGCCCTAAAACATAAGCGTCAAACCCATAAAACAAACCGACGACGGTTGAGCATGGAATGACGACATATTTAATTAATAGAGCAAACGATTTCATTACGTCGCCTCTTCTAGGTTCATGGAAATATCATAGAGCCCGTAAGACTTATTATTGATTTGCGGAATTGAATTTAGATAAAACATTCCGGCAAAGCGGTCTGGATCATTAATCATTGAAGCGTCACCAATGCGAGCAAAGAAAGGCTTGGTCGTTCCCTTGGAATCATAGACCACTAAGACTTGATCGAGTTCCGTTTTATCCATGGAGCGAATTGAAAAACTAATTTGTTTTTGTCGGCTTATAACATCAACGAACTTTTGCCCGTAACGGTTTTCTTTAATCGTTGAAAGCTCTTTATCTTGATAGTTCCAACCGAGGTCTATACCCATGCCGTTGGCGAAGGTGATTTTTTGACCGATAAAAATATTTGAAAGCTCGCAATATCCAAGCGCCGAGGTTAAAACGATTCGCGCATAGCGATAGGTTTGATTAGTGAACTCTTTAAAGCCAAAGCCTTGAGCCGTGTTAATTGTGACGGTCGTAGTAAATGCCGGTGAAGTCCAAGCGTTTGTTGTATTCATTTGGAACGTGGCGGTTAATATCCCAAAGCCTGAGCGTGGGGAATCAACTAATAAAATAGAATTAACCACGGAGGCGGTGCCAAAATCAAAAACTATTGAGTCGCCGTTTGCATTGCTTCGGAAAACCTTGGTTCGCCTATCGTCTTTAAGGTTTACCAATGGAAAAAGAGCGTTCTCAGAAGAGGCCGTCATGCTTGCTTGATCTATTAAATTCGTCGAATAAAATGAAATCATGAAATCCTAAAACCGGATTGTACTTCCTTTCTAATCACGGTCGCGATTGCCCGTCCGTCAACTGAAACGTTTATAGGTTGTGCCATTATGGCGCTAGTTAAGCGGTTTATGGCGTCAATAGTTGAGGCGTTGTTTCCATTACCTGAGCCGTTGGCGATATTGAAAAGCTCGGTTTGCTGGGTTCGGTTTAAAATCATCTCGCCCGAGTTTACTCGCGCCTGAACGGAGTCGCCTGTCATGGCGTTCCCTGAGATAATCCCCCCTTGTTCGAACTTGAGACCCGAAAGCCTAGCAGCTTGTGCGGCCCCAGCGGCGGCGGCGATTCCTCCGAAGATTGTCCCGAGAACTGGACCCCCAATACTTGACCCGAATTTAAACGAGGACATTACGGCCGGCGGTGTATCACGGGCAATTTGAGCAAGACCGGCCGCGATTCCGATTCCGGCCATGGTTTTATTCTGTGAACTTGCGAGCGAAGTCGCAGCACTAAAGAAAGTGTTCTCGTCGCTTAGAGTGGCCTTGTTAGCGTCTTGCTTTTGCTTAAGCGCCAAATCATCAAGTTTCTTTTTACTGTCAACCTTAGACTTTTCAAGTGCCAATTCTTTATCAGATCCAAGTTTTTGGAGCGTTAATTGTGAGGTTTGACTGTCTTTGATGAGAGTGGCTTTTTGTTCTTCGGCTGCGAACTTGGCGGCAATTTTGGCCTGTTCAATTCCTATTAATTGTTCAAGCTCAAAAGCATAATTGTCGGCGGTGATTTGAGTCGATAAGACACTTTGCTCGGCCTGATAAGCGGCCCACTCAATATCAGATTGCTCCATAAGTAAGCGAGCGGCGGCGCGAGAATCAACGGCGGCCTTGTCTTCCGGTTTAATATCAGCCTTCCCACCGGAGGCGGCGGCTTGTTTTTTATTTGTTACATCAACCTCAATCGCCCCATTTTTTACTTGGGTTTCAAGGGCCAATAATTCGGCTTGATATTTTTTAATCTTTGATGTGTCGAATTGGTCTAGCCCGTTTGGTAAGCCCTTGGCCTTGGTTTGAAGCGCCTCGATTTTCATAGTCACGTTTTCATATTCGCGAGAGAGTTGATTGACTGAGTCGGCGGTTTCTATAAAACCATTACCGCCCCTTGCTTGCTCAATCCGGTAATCGACTAGCGCCTGAGTCGCCTCTTCAAATAATCCTTTGGCCGAAGTCATGACGTCTTTAACGAGAGTGCTTCCGGTAACGAATCCCCCAAGTTCTTCCTGTAAGTCGGAATAAGCGTTAGAGAGTGAAGTCACGCCCCCTTGATAGGTTGCCAACTCGTTAGCGGCTGCGCCTCCGAATTTAGCGTTTACAATATCAAACGCCGCGCCATTTTTGAGTTGTTCTTCGGTGAGATTTTTTAGCTCGGGAATAAATTGCGCCAGTCTTCCGGCGCTTCCTGAAAATGTTTTTCCTAGTTTTTCGACGTTTGATTCTAATGAACCGCCGAAAGTCGCGGCGAGATTGGCGGCCGCTTGAACGAGTTGTTTTGATTGCTCATTTGAGGCACCAAACGACTTGGCCACGGCGATTTGACTGACAACAACCTCGTCCCCATAGACCGAGACTTTTTGCATTGAAGTGGCGAAATTCAAAAGGTCATTACTTGCGGCGCCTGAGAAGTCGCCCGAAGCTTTTAAAGATTGATTGAGTCGATTGATTGCGTTTTCTTGCTCAATGGCGGCGTTAACTGAACCCAAGACAAAATCTTTTATGGCGTTGGCCGTTCCAATAATTGCCGAGCTTGCAAGGTTCGCAATCGTGACCCCACCGACAAGGCTTTTAAACCCACCACTCACACCTTGAGCCGCTTGGGCAATGACGCCCATGGATTCATCCCCCTTTTTCCCGAGGGTTTCAAAGCCGTCCTCGGTCTTTTGAATTTCTTTAGTTAGCTGTTTGAGTGCTTTCTCGGCAGCGTCTTTTAAGAGTTGAATTTCAACGGAGACTTTATTTTCGGCCATTTTTTGCGCTCTTTTTTAGTTGTTCAATTTCTTTTTCGCTCACTATTGATTCGACTAAATTCATAACGTCTAGATACTTTGCCGGTTGATCGAGTAGACCGCCGTGATTTGCCAGGATTCCTTTTCTGAATTGCCGGTGAACGTCTAAAAGTTGTCCATAAGCTTGATTATAAAAGTTTCCGGCGCAAATCGTGTAAAATATTCCTTCGCTTAATGGACGCTTAAACGGAACTTTTCCCGTGCATCCCTTTCTTGTTTCCCTGTAGTTCTCGTCGGTCTTTAAGGTGCAGCGGTTGCATTGAAGCGCCTGATTATAAATGACCTCGATCGAACTTTTAACCATAACGAAATCATAATTAGTGACCTCGTTAATCGCCTGAGCTTCCCAAAGGAAAGCGTCTAAGAAACTCAGACCGCCTTTTTTTCGTCCTCACTCATCTTGGCAACGCGCTCAACTAATATCCCTTTGACCGGATTCCCTGACATTGGACTAATGACTTCTCCAAAAATTCCGCTCATGATTTGCGTATTTGCTACGGTGAAATAAGTGTTCACTAGGAAGCTTAAGACTTCCTCTCCGCAAGTATCATTAAGACAATCCCCATCAAACTCAAGACTGTAATCAATTCCGTCATGGTCTTTTATCCCTTGAATCTCTTTGATTGAATGTTTAACGAGGTAAAGCTCTTGCGAGGCCTTATCAATGTAGAGCTTGCCGTCATTGCCCTGCTTAATCAAAGAGGTCATTTCTAACTTTTGACGGCCAGAAAGAGGGGCAACGATTACCGTCACCCCGTCCATTTTTATTTTAAATCGGTCGCTCAATCTTGCTATTTTCATTTCATTTCCCCCTCAGAAAATTAAATAAAAGATAAGAAAACAGAATCATTTCCGTTTTTACGGAAAGCTTTGAACTCGATAGCGTCTAAAAGAACGCCGTCACTATCTGCGCTTGGCATATTGGTGATTTTCATGTTTGGAATCCAAATCGCTACGGCCTGATTGAACTCGCCGGCCGTTGCCGTTGGGTTGTAAGCGTAAACGAAAAGACTTGTCACCGTTCCGTTCTCAAAGCTATTCCATCGGTCAACGTTCACGGCACTCATATAAGGATTAATTGAACCCGAAACCGAGAACGCTGTTTTTCTTGTCCCAATCTTTCCACTTGGAGAGCAAGCACTTAACAAATCGGCCTTAGTGTTTTCCATTGAAAGACCAAGTTCAGAGTAGTCAATTTCAGTCGTGCCAATAAAGGCGCAAGCGTTTTGAAGAACCGGAACTTTTGAATCGTTTGAAAAATCAGGTGAAAGACTTGGTGAGTCTGGCGCTCTTGTAACGTCAAGGCCCTCAACCGAGAAAGAAATGTTTGGTGTTTTATTAGCGGCCCAGTTATCAAGTGAAGCCGAGATTGTTTTTAAACCGCTTACTGATTCAAGAATTTCGCCCCCGATATAATGAGCGGCCGAGAATGACACGGCATCCGAGTTATGAAAGTAAGTTGTGACTTTTTCAATAACCTGAGCTTGAGACATTGCAGAAAAAGGAATCGCCATATTCAAACCGGCGGCGCCAATAGTGGTCACGACCGAGGCGATTGGACGAAGTTGAAAATCACCGGCCTGCTTTAAAAGAATCGTATCACCGGCCGCGAAATCTGCAATGTCGGCGTCTTCAATCGCTAAGAATGAAACGGTGTTACCGCTTGCCTTAGTCGTTGTCGTTGACGTGATTTGTCTTTTGCCACCTAAAAGAGATTCATAAAGAATTTGCCCACGAGGCTCGGCGCCTGCGCTTGACCCTGCTTTAAACTCTAAAGGGATAGTTCCGGTCACGGTCTTAACCCCTAGGCGAGGCTCAACGGCTTCAATGGTATCGGTCAGGGTTGAACGCTCAATAGATTCACGCGCAAGCTTGAACTCTAAACCGTCTTGAAGTGGCTCTATCGCCTGATTTACAAGTGTTTCTGGGACAAAAGTTCCCTCGGTAATTTCTTTTACTAAGTAAATGCTTGATTGGCCTTTAACTAATGTTGTCACTATTTAACCCCTTTTCTGTAAGTTATTGGATATTTAAAAATGATTGAAACTGATTTTTGATTTTGATTTATTTGCGGCTCACTAAATGAAGGCTCGCCCACAACCAAGATATTTCCAGAGCGGCGATAACTTATTTCTCGCATGATTAACTCGGCGTCGGAATAGATTGATTCTATGGCGTCCCGAATAGACTGATCGGTTGAGCCTTTTTCGATGAACTCTTTGACTAGCTCAATCTCAAAGTCATGCTCAACGGTAATAAAACGAGTCACGCCTTTAACACTTGAGGCGCCAGTCGGACGAATGGCATAAATGTAAGCGTTCTTAATGCCGTCATTCTTCGTCAAATCGTAAAAGTTTCGTGAAGGGTAAATCATAGGGGTCGCGGTTTTAATCGCGTCCTCGATCATTTTAAGCACTTCTGAGACTGCACTACTCACGCTGTATCCTTATGAACTGAATCGCCAAGTTTTCAGTGGCGTCGGTTTCTCCGGAATCATTTGAATCAATCGTGACTAGGTTTGAATTATAGGAATCAAGGAATCTTTCATAATAGCGTTTAGACTTTTGAAAATAGGCGTCCTCGTCACTCTTTGACATATAGTCAAAAATCAAATGAAGGGCCAAATATTTCGAGGCGTTTCTAAATTCCTCAATCTCAAGTAGGTCAAATTGGTCTACTTGGCGCGTATCAATTGGGCGAAGGTTGAGACCTAGCTCAATCGGAAAAAATGTCCCAATCTTAGAAATCTTTTTGCCCGAGTTTCTTAACATTTGGACTATGATGTTTCGCGCTTCTTGATGAAACGCAATGAATGAAGTGCTTTTTTCTGGTAGATAATCGCCAATATTTGGCACAAAAGAAAGGTCAGAGTCGTTTGATAAAACGAGATTAATCCCATTAATCATGACGCCGGCCGGAGCGTTGTCGAGTAATAAACGAATCCAAAACTTTTCACCCGTCCCACTATAATCAGTGCGAACGTGCTTCACGGCTTCGGGCCATGAGATCATACCAGAGTTATTTAGGCCAAAGGTCAAATCAATGACGTTTTCAATTGGTGCCCACGCAGTACCCGTCCAGTATTGAACCGTGAGAATTGAAACATCTTCTCGCGTGTCCATTTCGACGTAAATGTTTTTAAGGGGCTTATGAAACCCAATAGAAAAATCATCCGATCCAAAATCAAACTCAGTCGTCGGATTGGCGAAGTTGTCTAGCTTATTTGAATAATCCAATAAATCGTTTCTAATTTCTAGCTTCATTCTTCACCTTAAAAATTCCCCAATGGTTAGTTTTTTAAGCTAACCACTGAGGGAAAACAAAAAAACAGGGGCGACTCAATCCATGAGCAACCCCCGATTTTTTACTTAAGAATTGTTATCTTTGATGATTAGGCGAGAAAAACCGCCAGAAAGGTAAGATGCGCCAACTCCAAAAAGCTGATCCATTACGCATAATACACCTTGAGTACCAAAGTTTAGGTCGGCTTGTTCGGCGTAAGCTGGGGCCATTTGGAAACCGTAAACCACTGACTCTTTTGCTGCAAGGTAGTATTGATTTGCAGAAAGACCAAGGCGAACGATAACAGGAATCCCGTAAAGCTTTTCGATCATGCCGTCTTTGATTAAAGATGAGCCGTAAGATTCAGCTTTATAAACGTCAGGATTTGCAAGAATATCGGCTTCGCACTCCGTTGAGATAACCCAAACAGCGTTCTTTAATTTACCTTTATTATCAAGGTATTTTTTACGCATTTCCACTGCGATTGCCGGTGTAAACACTAGGCCAACAGTAGTCATTGCTGTTCCATAAGTCTCGAGAGCCGCGAGAAGTTTTGATTCAAAAAAATCAACGTGGTCTTCGGCTGCGATTTTAGCACACTCAAGTTTCCAGTTAAGAGTTGACTGGATAGCACTCGCGCCGTCGATTCCATATTTGATTTCTGCAAGTTGATCTAGGTTCAATGATTCAACCGTAACGGCCGGAGCTTGACGGTCAGTTGACCCACCATGAGCACGGTTATTAACGGTAAATTTTCCGATTGCAGGAAATGAAATTTTATCCACGCCCTTTACACTGAATGTTGAAATGTCGCGGAATACTGAACCCAAAACAGCTTCTTCTCTCAACACGGCCTGCGCCATTGCTGAAATATGCTCGCCAATTGTCCCAGTCATTCCTGATTTTTTGATTTCTACGTCGGCCATTTTCTACTCCATGTTTTTTTGGTTAATTACCAAATGTTTGTTTTGCTATTTGCATAATTTCAGCACTTGATTTGCCACTAAAATCAGACTTGTTTGAGACTGATTTATAATTGGGCTTTGTGCTATCCACGCCCACTTGCTGCGTGTTCTTGTTAAGGTAAGGGTATTTTTCCAAAACAAGATTGACGGCGTCTTTGATTACGTCTTCATTTACCGTCATGTTTTCGGGGTCTATTCCAGTTTTCACTGAATCCCTGAATTCTCTTCGGTTGATAATGTCGTCGTGGTTATGGGCATCCTTAGCGTATTTTGTGACGGCACTGCGAATTGATTGATCGAGCGTTTTTTCACGAAGCTTTTTATAGTCTTCGAGAACTTTTTCACGCTGCTTTCTTTCATAGTCGACTTGCGCCTTAGCGTCACCGCTAGATTCAACCTTTAACCTTTCGGCCTCATCAAACTTTGATTTAAAATCGGCGGCCTGATCTTTCCATTTCTTCGACTGGTCTAGTAATCGATTATTGGTTGATTCAAGTTGTTCGATTCTTTTCAACACTTCGCTAACATCAACCGTAGAGCGTTCGCCGTCCGGCTTTGAGCCTTCGCCCTGTTTGTTATCGTCACTCATTTGTCGTCCTCCACGATTAAACAGGAATCCCGAAAAATGTTGTGTCAACCGTCAATTTCTAGATGTTGTACTTGATAGCGTCTTTAAGGGCGTTGATGATTTTCTGAAATAATCGAAGCGTGAACTCTTCACCCGTACCAGTGGGAAGTAATCGGCGTTTGACCTTTTGTTTTCCTACCCCAATGTCGTTGTGATATTCGGCTTTCTCGTCGGTGAAGGTGACAACGGGGTTTTCTTTTGAAATGTCGATCTTGAGAGACTTATGAAGATCCCCGGTGAGCTTAAGGTTTACAGGCCGAACTTTCTTGCCAACGCCTAAGCCATCTCTTTTAATTTGTTTCTTATATGATTCAGAATATTCGGGTTGACGGTTTTTTGACTCTTTGACGGGGCTTATCCCTTTGTCTAAAAGGTTTAAAAGTTCAGGGCCAAAGCCTTCGGCAATATTCTTTTTGAAATCCTTGCCGATCTTTTCAATAAACTCCGGCTCTTTGAACCGCTTAAAGAATTTGGCGCCCATAGATTCCCTTTAAGTTATGCCGGAGCCGTGTCAGCGGCCGCACTTCCCGAACCTTCAAAGTCGTCAATTATCATTTGAATCCCGTCTTGAATGTCCTGGATAAACTTTTCTTTGCCGTTCGGGATGAGCTTTCTCGGTGCAACTTTACCGTCAAGCCACGGATGACCCTTAAAGCCGGTTATATGGCCGTAGGCCTTAATGGCTTGCCCTTCTTCCCAAGTCCCAATCTTGACCCCATAGGCGTCGGCTTCATAGGTTAAAGAATCAAGCAAGTCGCCCCCAAGTTCCATATTGGGCGTTCGGTCGCCATCTTTTTGGGCGTCGGCGTATTTGGTTGTGAGCTTGGATAAATCCCCCACGCCCTCAACCGGTGACTGACCATCGGCCAATAGATCAAGCATTGAGGTTAAAACGTAGTCACCAATTTCGTTCATTAGGTCAGTACGCTCGGAGTCGTCCAGATAATCCGGAAGCTCTGGGCGAATCTCTTTCCAGACCTCAGTTTTTGAAATCATTAGAATCCGTTATTAAAAGGCTTTACGACTGGCGCAACAACCGGCAAATCATTCGGTACAATCTTTCGCGCTTGCTCCTCAGTCATACCAAATGAACTGATAAGAATATTAACCGCCGACTCAATAGGCATTTGCTTCGTGGCGGCCGCAACAACGACCTCGACAAGTGAACTCACTTGGGCGCCATTGAAGACATTTCCGGCGTCTAGTGCTTTAAGCGAGGCGCGGTCAAAGACGATTTTCTTGGCCTCTTCTTCGGTCAAGTTAGGGTCAACATCTTGGAGCAATTGCCACTCCTCCCATAATCCCAACGCTTTCTTTTTAGCAAGGTTATCAAGCTTCTCGGAGTCACTTGAAAGGATTTTAGGACGGGCGAATTTAACGACTAGCTTTTTAGATTTAAAAGTAAAGTTCCCATCTCGAAGGTTCATGCCTTGGACGATTTCATAAATCTCGCCTTCAATGCGCGTGAAGACGTCTTGATTGTTTTCAATAATGTCGGAAACGTCGGCCCCTGCCAAGGCGCGATCAAAGCCTGAACTAAACTTTTCACCGCCCTTGATTGTGTTGGCCGTCATGCCATGCTCATCTAAAATCATCATCATGTAGGTCAGGATTGACTCTTTATGACCATCTAGGTTTGGACTTGGTGAAATATATTCGGCAGTCGATGGGGGTGCGCCGTCTTTGGTTTCTTGCTCTAGTTTCATCGCCGTCATTAGGCCCGAAACAATCCAATCTATTTTTTGAGTTTTGGGATATTTCAAAACGAGTTGACCGATTTGCATATTGCCCGACGTCATATAGATCGAGAGATTCGTGTTCAGTTCTACCGTTTGTCTTGGAAGTGAAGACTGATAAGGGTAGGCACCTTGAGAATCGTCCGGAACGTAAATAAAAGGAATAAGGCCATAAGGATTGACCATATCAGGATTGCCATTAATTTCGACAAAAGAAAATGCTTTGTAATCGCGAGTTTTGATTTTAACGTGGCTCTCAAGGCTCCAAAGTGTCCATACATAATAATCGCCCTCTTTTCCGGTTGGGAATGACCACGCATAAATGTTTCCATTGAAGTCTCGGTGAACGTTAAACTCATAAGGGGCAAGCGCCCAAAAGTTGTAAGCGTCTTCACTCCCACCGTCTTCAAGTTCAAAGCGTTCACGAACCACGCCCACGGCGCAGTATTTATGGCGGTTAAAAAGTAAATCAACCGCCTTCATAGTGTCGTTAAACTTGTTATCATCCAAGATTTGAGAGTAAAGCTTTGACTCGGCTTCTTGGTCGAGCGATCTAATCGGCGGCCTTAAGTATGATTTTGATTTCTTGTCGGTAATCTTTTTATGAATATTGTAGTCTGCTACATTGTAGCATGACCACGTTTTCGGATACATTTCTTTGAGTTTTTGCTCAACAAAGAGGTGTAATTGCCCCTCATAAATCATGAGATTCTCAAGCTCTTTTTGGCGTCTATTCTTTTCAAAGTCGCTATTGATTTCGGTTAAAATGGACGGAATAGTTGAGGCGTCTAAAATCATTTTAATTATCCCTTAATAGAATGTTGCGACTCCGACGGCGGCGGTTTCATACTCTTCGACGTAGTCAACGGCGTAGCCAATTGCGGTCGTGCAATGTTGCCACGGGCATAAAGGGCCATCATCTTCAATCAATCCGCTTCCCTTTTTAAGCTTCGTCAATCTAAAACCTTCGTCCGCGTCGTAAGCCTCTGAGTAAATATAAAAGCCCACTTGATTGTTAGCATTTAAAAACTTGGCGTTCATCCTGTTATGCCTTCGTCTAATCGGTGGGTTCGACCTTGGGACGTCAATTGAGAATTCTAAGGTTGAGCCGTCTTTTCTTTTATAGTGGCCTAAAAAGTCTTCGATAATGTCCCAATCGGATTGGTTGGAACGAGTGTCCGAATGTCTTCCGGTGGCATCCCCGTAAATCTTAAAGGTCGTTTTGTTTTCAAAGAGACCGTCATCGGCCATTTCATCAAGGATTTGGTGCGTGTTGGATTTGAATAAGAGATAGGTCTTTTTAATATGCCATGCGTTGTCATAGAATTGACCCACGAAGGCCGACATGGGCTTTCCTTCGCCTATATTAAAGTCGTGCCCAATCGCTATCGGATACTTAGGATTAAACTCAAAAACCTCGCCTCGCTTGAAATTGCGATCACTGGCGTAATTGTAATAAATAGAATCCCCTGCAATGGACAACCATTCCCCCATTAATTTTCTGCGCGCCATTAACGGGCTTAAATCTCGCTTAAGATTTTCTAAGTACCATTTCGGGAGAAACGGGTTTTGTTCAGTGATTGAGTAGAAAACCTTCTTATTTGGATGCTCAACGTCTTCAATGAAATATTTATGAAGCCAATGGCTCGGCTCGTCCGGATTGCACCGCGCTTGAATTCGGTTTTTATAAACCCCTGCGCGACCTACCCGAAGCTTGAGTGCTTGATAAACTTCTTTGGGCATTTCGTTGGCCTCTTCAATATCAAGATGAGAAAGCGCCAGAGATTGAAACTTGTTTAAGTCGCCGTCGTCATAGGAATCACCAAAGATTTCCGAGCCGTTTTTAAAAGTTATTTTCATGTCGGTTTTATGAATGGACTCAATCGCTTCGGGAATGTCGGCCATGTGTTGCAATAGCTCGACCCACGAGGTTCGCTTTAAGTCTTTAAGCGCCCGACGCACCATTAAGGCGCGTGAGTATGGTTGGCGTACCATGTCCATGACGAGCATGTGAATGTGGTCAATAGTCTTAGCTGAACCTACGCCGCCAGAATAAAATAATTCTAGAGCGCCGGAGTGATAATTAAACTCTCTCTCGAAAACCGTCGCGTCCCATTGCCACTTAATAGCTCTAGGGTCAAAGTCTTGAAAAAGAGGGGTTGTCATTTATCAGGATAAGCGACTTGAAAAACAATGGCGCCGCCCTCTTCGCTTGATGCAACCTCGACACTTCTAAGTTCAGGGTGAAGGTATTTGCAAGCGTCACGCGCCGACTTTTGCCTAAGCTCGGGGCTTATTGTTAGCTCGTCAATGGTTGTGGATTCCGCGCCCTTGCCGATTACTTTGGTTTGATACTCAGAATATCCAAGCGCCGCAAAGTCACCCATGGCGAAAAGGCAAAGCACTTCAAACGGCTTGCATCCTAGTCGCTCTGCAATGTCTTTGGCTTCCTGACTCGCCTTATTTAAAGCGCCCTTTGGTCGTCCATTTGGGTTATTAGTCTGGCCCTTTTCCATTTAACGCGCCCCTGTTTTGCTTTGTTCAATACAAAGCGCCGCCTTTACTTCCGCTAGGCTTTTCTCAATGCGATTGATCTTTTCTTTAATGCTATTGATCGACCTATCATCTCGATAAACGCTTTTGACCTCTTTCATAGCGACCGGCTTGTTTACGCTTCTAAACTTGTTATAACAGCTTAAACAGTAGGCCTGGTCGCCGTAGTGTTCTCTATCCATTTGTCTTGTATTGTGTGACTTGCACTCGGGGCATGGTCTAGACATATTATTTTACTCCGCATTTGAAAGAGTCGATTACTTGCATCAAATAAGAATCTTCCTTTTTTTCTCTTTGCCACTCTTCAAGAAAGTATTCTTTATAGTCGCAAATATCTGGCGCGTTTTTTTGAATCTCTGAGAATGTTTTCCTGGCGTCTTGCTCAGTATTTATCACCTGGATGCAAGCGCAGTTTTCCCATTTCTCGCCTTCGCTTATCATCCAAATTTTCTTACCAATGGGTAGACCGATTAGGCTTTGCGCCATTAATTTCTGACTCATACTTCCTCGACTGTAATGAAAATTTTTTTCTCGTCTTTCATTTTTATTTTGGTTTGATCTATTGTGTAGTTTGCATGGTTTAGGAATTGCCAAGAATCGTCTTTAATGACTCCGCTCAAAGTAAGCCCGTCAATGTAGGGCTTAAGCATTGAATAGCAATTATCTAAATCCATAAAAGAGGGGGAATACCTATGCGCCGAAATTTTAAAAGATGTTAAGGGGTCTTTAGGCCCTCGACCGCGAACGAGATGAATAATCTCATTTTTTACTTTCTTGAAAATGCGGGCCTTGGTGTACTTGGATACGCCCAAGATCCTATTTGAATCGGTAGGCGCTATTGAAACTTCAAGCGTGATAGAATATTTCCCCATTCTTACAACGGGAATCCTGAAACGCAATTTGTCAAATTTTTGAATTTACTTCTTTGATTTCACTTTTACGGGGGCTTTTTTTTGATTCGATTCAGTAAAATCTTTTATGAGTTCCTCAATCACTCTCGAGGGTGATAAGTCTTTGCAAGCGTCCTTAAATTCGGCAAAGATTGACCGAGAAAGATACAATGACATTCTAATTCGGTCACTCTCCCCTTTAAGCCTTTTTTTGATTTCCTCAGTATCCATATTCTTTTTATTATCCCTTAATTATGAAACTGAAAATAGGTTGAATAAATCATCATAACTAAGTATTCGTTATTGCTACACAATGTCCAACCTTAAGAAATCTTTGGCCTAGAAATCTATAAAGAGCACGATAATTAATAAACACTTAATATTTCAATTAAAATAAAAGAGGTCTAGATGTCAAAAAAACAGGCAATTATCATGGAGGTCTTAAGAGTCCTTCACTCTAAAGATGTTGGTAGTGAGAGTGGGAGGGTGATCGAGGTTTCTCTTGATTGCGGCTCAAAAGTCTTTATCCTGGTAGAGATTAAAGATAAAAAGTCAAAACTTAAGCTAGTTAAAGCCGGTTAGCTTTTTTCTCGGCTTTAAGCTCAGCGCCCACTATTAGAGCACTTCGAACCGTATCCCAGACTTCTGAGTCAAGATTGACCCCTTGAGCAAGGTCATACACATCGTCCGGAATCGCGGCCATCTTTATAAGCACTTTAGACATAGGCAAATTGACCACTACGGGGCTTTTGCCGGTTTCGAGTAGTGACGCCGCCGAAACCCCTAAAACCTCAGAGATCGCGATTAAAATATCAATAGAAGGATTTCTTCGCCCCTCCTCAATGTCGTAAATATTCTGATAAGTCGTACCGGCTTTTTCCGCCAATTTCTGGCGCGACAATTCACCCCTGGCGAGGCGTATATTTTCCGCAATCTTTTTAGCTATATCCATAATTTCATTATAACCAATCTATAAATTTTACCAAGCTTGGCTTTTAGACTAGTTTTATCTTGATATAAATAGTCTTTAAGCTAAGATAAGGCAAATAAAAAACTGTTTGGGAGTCGCATTTTCGGTGGCCCTGTACCCAACTATAAAACAACGCAACCGAATGGCACCTCAGCATTATCTGGGGTTTAGATTTTAACAAAAGAGGTTTTATGCCACCAAAGATTTTAGAACTTTTCATTCATTTCACAAAAGAAGAACTGGAAATTTTAATGTCGGAATATGAAGACGAAATGGCCATTAAGTTCGCCGTATCAAGACTACTCAATAAAGAAATAGCTAATCATTGTGAAAAAATAACCATGACTGACAAGTGGCTTTTTAGAAACTCAGTTATTGAAATAGATGAATCAGAAGAGGTTTTATGAGTGAATTTTTAAAGTCAGATTATTGTACTGAGTGCGAGGGCGAGGGTTTTATTACTTACTCTTATGTAACCCCTTTTTTTGATAGTCAACAACTAGAAACCGATCAAGAGCAATGCCCCGAATGTGAATTTTTACATCAACAAGAAATTCGTGCGGACCGATTGCACGACGAAATGAAGGGAAATTAATATGAGCGAATTATCGATACAGGATTGCGTTTACTCAGTCGAAAAAGATTTTAAGCAAACTAATGACTATGGGCTTAACTTTGCCAAAGAAGCAGGCTTTGCGCTTCAGCTATTAAGTGGGAACGACTACTTACTTAAAGCTGCAAAATCTAACCCTGAAGCTTTGGAATATGCCTTAATTAATTTGGCATCAATCGGCATTAGTCTTAACCCTGCTTTAAAAGAAAGTTACCTTGTCCCTAGGGGTGGCAAGATTTGTCTCGATATTTCCTATATGGGTTTAATCAAACTCGCTACCGATACCGGCTCAATCGTTTGGGTTCAAGCTGAAATCGTAAAGAAAAATGATAAGTTTACTTACAACGGAGTCGGACAAGCGCCAATACATAGTGCTGATTTTTTCAGCGATCGCGGCGAAGTGGTCGGAGTTTACACCGTTGCCAAGTTGTCGACTGGCGAATTTCTAAGCACCGTCATGTCTAAAGCTGAATGTGATTCGATTAGAGATAAATCTTCTCAGGCTTCAAAGTCTGGCCCGTGGCAAACCTTTCCTGAAGAAATGATGAAAAAAACAGTAATCAAAAGAGCTTCAAAGCTTTGGCCCAAATCAGAACGATTAGACACGGCGGTCGATGTTTTGAACCAACATGAAGGAATTGATTTAAATAACTCAAAAACTCCTCACATGGACGCGCCAGTAAATAATGAAGCGCCAAACGAAGCCACTTTCTCAAATATTCGCGCCCTGCTTAAAGCTACGAAAAAAACAGAAGAAAGCCTTTTGCTCTACCTGGCCACTCAGTCGGGAGTTAAAAAAATCGAAAGGCTTGAAGATATAAACGCACAACAAACTGAGTACGCTTATAGAGCATTGGGGGGTAAAAAATGAAACCAGAGTTTATGGTAATCGATCAAGGCTCAGAAGCTTGGAAAAACTTAAAACTCGGTGTTTTAAGCGGCTCCAATATCTCTAAGGCCCTTGCTAAAAAAGGCACTGAAACAAGAAACACTTATTTAATGGAACTGGTCGGACAAATCGCCACGCGCCAGTTTGATGAGATTAACGCCAAGTCTTTAGAGTACGGCAAAGTTAATGAAGTAGCGGCGCGAGCGGCTTACGAGTTTGAAACCGGTCATAAAGTGCAACAAATTGGCTTCATATACGCCCAAAGTAAGCGTTTAGGCGCTTCCCCTGATGGTATTATGCCCACAATCAAAAAGGGCCTAGAATTAAAATGTCCCATTACGGCCAAGGTTCACGCCGACTTTTTATGTAATGATAAAATCAAGCCTGAATACATATACCAGGTCCAATTTTCGCTTTTTGTTTCTCAGTATGAAACTTGGGATTTCGCCTCCTTTAATCCTAGCTTTAAAACCAATATGCTCAAAATTGTGACCATTGAAAAAGACCCGAAAGTTTTCGAGCGATTCGAGAATGAATTGCCGGAATTTATAAGTGACTTAGATACAGCCTTGGCAAAACTGGCGCTTAATTTTGGCGCACAATGGGAGATTAAATAAGATGGCATCAGGGAAAAAGAATTATTTTAGACACTCATTTTTTGCCAGAAACGACATTAAACTAAAGCTATTAAGGGACAAGATTGGCGTAGGGTATTATTTTTATTTCTTCACTTTGTTAGAACAATGTGGCGAAGCGTCGAGCGACGAATTGCAAGAAATATACACGTTCCACGACTCCACGATTCGCAGTTTATGGGGTGTAAACTTGAAAAAAAGTGAACGAGTAGCGAACGAAATGGCATCGGTTTGTTTGCTGGAATTCAAAAAAGTTAAAAATACTTTTACGTTCAAGATACCTAACTTGTCGAAATATTTAGGACAATATGAAACCAAATCCCCTTCAAATATGTCTAATAAAAGGAAAGAAAAGGAAAGGAAAGAAAAGGAAAGCGAAATAGAGAT